GTGGGGGGGGGGGGTTGCACCGTCCGGCTCTGCTTTCGCGTATAGTTTTGCTTGCATAGGGTCTATACATACGTTATGCTCTCCCCTCGCTCGCGCAATCGCATTCAGGATCAGAGTGACAAACCACGCGGGATGGCAGTAAGCCCGCACAGCAGACAAGGTGACAACATGGGCGCATTCAAAAAACTGGTGAAGAAGCTCGAAGGCAAAGGACTCCCCGCGAAAGAGGCGGGCGGGATCGCCTACAAGCAGGGCGTGAAGAAGTTCGGCAAAGATGGCATGGCCCGCAAAGCCGCAGCCGGAAAGCGTAAGTGAAAGACCCGATCATTGAGCAGAAGGCACCCCTAGATTTTTTCCTGCACGCAAAACCTTGCGTCGGAAAAATTCCTGAAGAAGCAACGCTGCTCCTTGGTCTCATGAAGTTGACAGCAGCCTGCTATATGTACGAGGGTGTCCGTATGTGGAGCATCGATAACCCAGCCACTTTGAAGTACGTGCGCATCGACGCTGAGACCTTGGGTCAAGACGAGGCTGTGTGGCGCGAAGTGATGGGCCTCCTTGTGGATTTCGGCAACGGAGCATTGAAATGACTTTGATTCCAGAACTTGCACCCGGAGTGCGAGAGCTTATTCTCGTCGCGGGCTTCGAGGTTGCGCCGTTTAGCTCGACCTGGTTGGTCGGCAAACCAGGCTTGAAAAAATATCACATCCCTTCGAAGTGGACCACGATGGAGGAGTGGCAGAGTGCCCTCACTGCAATCACAGAAACGTATGAGCGCGGCGGTTGAGCACTCGCCTGAGCCTGGTGCCAACGTGTTCCGTGGAACCTTCACGGAGTACGTTCAGGCGGCGGCGGACTTGCTCGACCTCGACTTGAGCTACGACGTGCACGCGCAAACGCTGTACGTGATGAAGAAAAATTCCCGCGCGAAAATCCACCGGTTCACGATGACGCTGCAAGCCTTTGCACAGATGACCGACCAGATGTGGAACGCGATCCTGATGGAAGTGAAAAATGCGAAGAAACCTGACGATGAACTTCCTGTGTAGCGACCTCCCGGATGCGGTCCCGGAGTTGCTGGTGCTGCTGGGGTTGTACTCGCAGTGGGACCCGATCTTGCGCGAGCATAAAATCTGGCAGCGGGACTACGAGCCGCCGCGCTACCCGTGGACCTCGCGGCATTTCAAAGGTGGCACGCAACAGGAATGGTCTGTATTCTTAGGCAAGATCACCAGCGCTGGCTGGAAGGAAACAACCATATGAGCAGGCTTTGTCCGCTGAACCCAGACATCGACTACGGCCCAGTGCGCGACGCGGTGCGCCGCATGACCAGTTGGGAGCAGGCGAACAAGGACCGCATCGTCCAAAAAATTTCTGTGTTTGAGATTCCCTATGAGCCGCCGCCCGTCGATGACGAGACCACGGTCACGTTCTTCGAGATGATGGACCCCGACGTGCGTGCCGTCCTGTGCCTGCTCGACGCGCGCCTGGACTGGCACCAGTCCCTCCGGGCATGGAAGGTTCAGTTGACGGTGCGGGGACAGCGCACGTTCGTTTATTTTGAAGGCGGACAAGCCAGTGCCGATGACTGGAACACCTTCCTTGGATACACACTCACCCACGGGCACGCGCCCGCACAACCATTGGATAAATTTCCGTCATGAGAAAAATCGCAGTTGGAAAGAAACAGACGCTTGCTGAAGTGATGGCGCAGAACAACGATGTGGGCAGCCAGGTCAACTACGACCGGCCCGTGATCGAGGAGGCGACGCCATCGAGCGCCGGGACCGCCGAGCCCGCCGTGCCGGACGCGTGCACCGCGTTGTTGATCATGAGCGGGGCGACGGCGCGATGGAACATCAACCACTTCCTGATCATATCCAAGAGCGGTAAGCGGTCGGGTGTCGGAGCCACGGCGAGTTTCGAAGAGTGGCGGGATGTCCTGAACAACCTGGCTGGAGGCCGCATGTGACATAATATTTCGGTTGTGCAAAACCGAGATCAGGTCATAATGTACATATGGCGAGAACGAAAGTCGGCGACCGCGAGAGGATCAATTTTTACTTCGACAGGCAAGTCCTGGAGGCGTTGAAGAAGATCGCGGCCTTGAAGAACACATCCTACTCAGAGTTGATTCGCATCGGCATGAGAGAGTACGTCGTGCGCGAGGGCCAGAAGGCCATCGACTCCGGGCAACTCATAAAGGACATTCGCAAATGAAACAAATCTGCCACCACGAGAGTGAAGAGAATCCTCCGAAGACCTACTTCGGTTTGTTCCGGTTCAAGAAGATGGGCTACGGTGAGCGCTTGCAGTTCCCGACCTTCTCGATGATCCACACTCACCGAGCGCGCCCACACAAGGGCCGCATCGACTACGGCGTGGCGGTGTTGGTGTTCGGAGTGATGGTGAGCATCACGCCGTTCACCGGAAGTGAGCAGACATGAGATTCGATGGTGGACGCGGCCAAGCATTGCAGAAGGTGGGCTTCTCGTTCGACTTGGACAAGGCGAGCTACAAGGGTCCGAAGAACATCGCCCTCGCGGCGCGCGACCCGGTGATGCCGCCGCAGGACCCGACGATCCTGGCGATGGCGGAGAAAGCGCTCTGTGTCGTGGGCCTCGGTGTGAACTGCTACGTCGTGAAGAACGTCTACGAGATGGAAATGAATGTGGAGTACGGAGCGCCGCTTGAAGTGTGGCAGGCCGTGTTCGATCAACTGCTGAAACAAGCGATGGAATATGAGCCAACCTACTGATGCAAACCTTCATCGACAAATTCATGGGACGGAACTATCACCTAGCGCTGCTGATCTGCGGCGGGGGGCTCTTTCTTTGCTGGTATACCCGCATGACCGGAGGGGAATACGTGACCCTTTGTCTCGGGATATTCGGGGGCTTTCGTGCAGGCGATGCGGTGGTCAACTGGATTCACCGCGACGACACGAAGACAGTGGTCAAGGTGAGCGAGACCGACGTAGCATCAACCGCGTCAGTCTCACGTCCGTCTACGAAGTCGGACCTGCCCTCCGACACTACGGATCATGGGAAGAAAGATCATGAGTGACCAGATGGACGAAGTGTTCCCGCCGATGTTCGAGATCGAGCCCGCATCGACGCCGGGTGCCGACGACGCGATCAACAGCGTAGACGCGCGGCTGATATGGGACCTCGTGTCGAACATCCGCACTCCTGAGAAGGTGTTGGAGTCATACGGACTTACCATAACGGATTTGAAGGCCAAGGCTGCCAACGCCCTGTTCTCCAGCGCTTACCGCGAGGCGGAGCGCGTCTGGAAGTCGGACATGAACATCAAGACGCGCATCCAGTTGAAGGCGAGCTTCCTGCTCGAAGACTCGTTGATGACGCTGTTCAACATCATCCGGCAGGAAGGCATCGGCGTGAACGCCAAGCTGGAAGCCATCGAGCAACTCACGAAGATCAGTACGGTCACGAACGTGCCTAAAGAGAACGGCACGACCGAGAAGCACAACATCACCATCAACATCGGCGGCAGCGCGCCACCAATCAAAGTCACAGCGGAGACATACAATGGATCAGCCAGCCTCTCAACAACCTGAGTTCCCCAACGGACCCGCCGCGCGCGGCAAGGTCTACGTGATGGACACCCCGCACAACCAGCGGATCATCATCATGTCCGAAGAGTCGTGGGCAGACTTCGGCACGAACCAGGAGACCATGCGCCAGTTGCTGGGACGCCAGGACAAGATGATCAAAGAACTCCGCGCTGATATCGCTGCACGCGACACGCGCAATGCTGATATGCTTTCCCGCCTCGAAGCTCTCCGCGATGTTCGGCGCGCGGAGCGCAGACCGTTGATTGAAGCGCAGGTAGCTGCGTTGCCGATTCTCGATACCTCCAATCCATACACAGTAAGGAAATAGCCATGAGTCAGACTCTCGACCAATTGAACGTCATTCTGGGAAACATCCAGAACAACAAGGCCAACATCGTCACCCAGTTGGGGATGATCAACAGCGCCGCCGTCACTCCGGAAGTGCAGGCCGCGATGGACCTCCTGATCACCACCTTCAGCAGCAACGTGCAGTTGATCGGCCAAGCCATCGGCCAGCAGCTTCAGGTTGAAGCGCTGACGAAGACCTCCGCCGAGATCGACGTGCTGATCGCCGCGATGCAGACCGTGATCGCCGACCAGACTCTTGTCGATGCCACCGAAGCGCAGATCACTGCGAATGCGGGTACCGATGCCCCTCTTCCTGGCACCGCTGGAGCAAGCCAATCTTCAGCGGTTGATGCGGGGACGGATGGGACTGCTCCCGTCGCCCCTGCGGCACCGGTTGCGGACGGAACTGTCCAAGCGCCGAGTGCGGCGAACGACGGAACTTCTTCTTCGTAAGCACTGGAAGATGTTCTAATGAGCGACCTCGACTACACGGCCCCACCTACCCTCGCGTCCTTCATGCGGAGCGATCAGCGCATCCGCATCGTGCGGGGGCCGGTGGGGTCGGGTAAGTCGAGCGCAATGGTGATGGAGCTTCTGCGGCGCGCGCTTCAGCAAGCTCCTGACCCAAAGGATGGGATTCGACGCACGCGGTTCGTGATCGTCCGCAACACGATGCCGCAGTTGAAGACGACCTCCATGAAAACCATCGCGGAACTCTTGCGCGGAGTCGCCGTCTATCGCGCGCAGGACCATAGCTTCGATCTGAAGTTCGGCGACGTGGAGTCCGAATGGATCATGCTCCCCCTCGACACACCCGAAAACGTCCAAAGATTGCTCTCGTTGGATTTAACCGCAGGTTGGCTATCCGAGTTGCGAGAGTTGCCGCCGCAGATTTTGTTAGATGTCTTGTCGCGGTGTGGACGCTACCCCTCGATGATGAACGGTGGACCTACCTGGTATGGCGTTATTGGCGAGACAAACTCGTTCAGCGAGGATTCACCGTGGAACAAAATTTTAGAGGAAAAAGATTTGATGGGTAAGCCGCTGCCCCCGACGTGGGGCTACTGGATTCAGCCAGGTGCGCGCGAGGCCATCGCAGAGAACAAGATGAATCTGGTCCCCGGATACTACGAGGACCTGATCGAGTCGAACTCACCCGAGTGGGTCGAGCAGTATATCGACAATCGCATCACCCCAAGTTTGTCGGGAGAGGCCGTGTTCCGCGCCAGCTTCCGCAGCGACTTCCACGTCGCGAAGTCAGAACTCATTCCGATCCCTGGCACCATGATCGTGATCGGAATGGATTTTGGCCGCAACCCTGCGGCAGTCATCACGCAGACCGACCCTCGCGGTCGGCTCACAGTCCTCGACGAACTCACCGAGAGCGGCATGGGCGTCGAGCAATTCATCA